TGTCAAATGTGTGTGGCCTGATTTTGTAGAGGGGTCCCACCACAGACACATTGCAGATAAATTTAATAAATTAGCGTCGGGTGAAATAAACCGGTTAATTATTAATATGCCGCCTAGACATACAAAATCTGAATTTGCATCTTATTTGCTACCAGCATGGATGGTGGGCCGTGATCCAAAGCTCAAGATTATTCAAGCAACACACACGGCAGAGCTCGCAATACGATTTGGTCGTAAGGCTAAAAATCTTATCGACTCAGATAATTATCACAAAATTTTTAAAACAAGATTACAAGAAGATTCTAAAGCAGCAGGACGATGGGAGACATCTGACGGTGGTGAATATTTCGCAGCTGGTGTGGGTGGTGCAATCACTGGACGTGGTGCAGATTTATTAATCATTGACGATCCACATTCTGAACAAGATGCATTATCTCCTACAGCGATGGAGTCTGCTTACGAGTGGTATACATCAGGACCACGACAACGTTTACAACCTGGTGGTAAAATAGTTTTAGTCATGACGCGTTGGACAACAAAAGATTTAACAGGGATGTTGGTTAAGAACCAATCGGAACCTAAAGCTGATCAATGGCACGTGGTCGAGTTTCCAGCAATCATGGACCATGGATCAAAGTCAGCTAAACCTGTTTGGCCGGAGTATTGGAAGTTAGATGAATTAGAAAAGGTTCAAGCAACACTGCCCACGGGTAAATGGAATGCACAGTGGATGCAAAATCCAACAGCTGAAGAGGGAGCAATATTAAAACGTGAGTGGTGGATGAAATATACTGATGAAGAAATACCACAACTACAACATGTTATACAATCTTACGATACCGCATTTTTAAAAAAGGAGACAGCTGATTACAGTGCTATAACAACCTGGGGAATCTTTTATCCATCAGAAGATTCTCCAGCTAGTTTGATATTATTAGATGCAGTCAAAGGCAGGTATGAGTTCCCAGAACTACGGCGTAAAGCCCTTGAACAGTATGAGTATTGGAAGCCTGAAACAGTCATCGTTGAGGCAAAAGCATCAGGTCTGCCATTAACCTACGAGTTAAGAAAGATGGATATACCGGTGGTAAACTTTAGTCCGTCAAAAGGAAACGATAAGCACGCACGTGTAAATGCTGTTGCACCTTTATTTGAATCTGGTATGATATATGCGCCTGAGCAGAAATTCGCAGAAGAAGTCATTGAAGAATGCGCTGCGTTTCCTTATGGTGATCATGACGATCTTGTGGACTCAACTACACAAGCCATCATGCGATTCAGACAGGGCGGTCTAATCGGACACCCTGAAGACTACATCGACCAAAAAGTCGAACAACGTAAAAGGAACTATTATTAATGAATCCATTTTTAAGATTTTTAGCTGCGGCCAGATCTCTTGCAAATCAAGGTATGTCTAAAGAAGCTATCGAACAGTTTGCAAAAAATGAATTTGGTAAAATAAATACCATGATGCAAAAACAAATAAATAATATTTTTAAACCAAGTAAACCTGTTGGAAAAAAAGATGAGGTGTTTGACAGCACAGTTGAGAAGATGCAGTTTGATGATCAGGGTAAACCTTTTAATCCAAGAAACCCTACCAAAGATTATTCTAAAAAAGCAGAGGGTGGTATTATGCGTGTTGGTTTAAAAGAAGGTAAAGTTGCTAGATTTTTAAAATCAATAAAACCTTTTGGTAGTGAAAATAAATTTACAAATCAATTAGAAGGAATTTTATACGGTGAGATAGGATTAGCAGAGGGTTTGAATCTACTTTCGGGATCTGGTGGCTTTGGACTTTTTGCAGAGGGTGGACGTATTGGTTACAAGGACGGACCAGAGAAACCTGGTAGAAGAACTTTTATGAAAGCAGCTGCAGGACTTGCATCACTATTACCTTTTGGATTAGGTAAAGTTAGTAAAGTAGCAGCACCTGTTGTTACAAAAGCTGCAGAGATTACAGGACCAGCGTTAGCTAAACTTGTAGACACAGTTATGTCCGCAGGTAAATTAATTTCTGTAACAGGCAGAAAAGTAAAAGAGATGGTTACTAAAAAGAAATTAGGAAAAGTAGAAGTTGAAGAAGATATAATGGACGGAAGCTATATAATTAAAAAAGATGGTAAAGAGATTTATTACAAACCTGGAAGAATGGATGAGACGGGTGGCATTGAGGATGACATCATAGAAGTTATTGAAGACAGAGTTAAAAAAGCAGGTGGCGGTATCGGTTATATGTTAGGAGAATAATGAAGTTCGGTCCTAGAGAAACAAAAGAATTAAATCAATATTTACGAACTGGTAGAAATAGAAACAGAGAGTTTATGACGGATGCAGTCGTTGCTGAAGAAAGAACTAATTTTGTTTTAGGTGGTGCTGCTGTTAAGGCAATGAAAGAAACAGTAACGGCGCTTACAAAAAATTTAAATAGACTTCCAACTCAAAATGAAATTGTAAAAGCTACAGGTAAAGCTGCTAAAACAATAAAATCTTATTTTAAAGAAGGTGTAGATTATTTAAAACCCATGAGTAAAAAAGAATCTGCAAAATTAGGTGGTAGAAAACCCACAGGTATCACAACAGTAACAGACGACTTTGTAAAAGAGGTTAAAGATTTAAAAGCTACTCACATATCTCCTACAATTGAAACAACAAAAGCTGGTAGTAAAGCTATAAAAGTTGCTTTTAAAGGACCAATCGAAAATGATTTTAAAAGTATTTTTTTACCAGCAACAAAAGAAAATTTAAATTTCGTTAAATCAAAGATTGATGACATAACAAAAAGTGCAGTCTACAAAAACAAAGCCAGAGTATTTAAAAGTCCAGTAGAGAAAAGAATGATAAAAAGAAGTAAGGAGGCTATGTATAGAAAACAAGATCCTTATGGAATATATAAAGCTTTACAAAAATATAAAACAGAAAAATTTCCAGGAACAATGTCTAAAGATATTGTTATTCAACATGGAGATGCAAAATTTACAACACAAACTTTAAGTAGAATGGGTTTAATACCTAGTAAAGTAAATATATCACCAGCAGTTGAAAAAATAGAAAGACTACGTAACAAAGCTTTGAGAGATGCTATGGTTAAGTTAAACAATCCAATTCGAAGTAAAGCTGATAAACAGTCTATAATTGATCAACTTAATTCTACTTACACAGGTTTAAAAAATCAATTAAAAGGCACTGAGGGACAGGGTTTAGTTAATTTTCAAACATTGAAGTTAGATGATGTGGGTAACGTTGTTAAATCAAAAGATGTTGGGTTTAACCCTAAAAAAGGTTTAGCTTATGGAGATGAGTTAGGTGAATTAGATTTTGCTAATATAACAAAAGAGCAAGCAGATAAAATTATAAATTTAGGAAAAAGAAAAATAGATTTAGATCTACTAAAAAGACAAACAGGTTTAATAACAGCCGATAAATTAAAAAACCCTTTAGGATTGGATTTAAATTTTTATGGTGGAGGACGTGTTCTTTTCAACTCAGGTGGTATAAAATCAGGCCCACCACCAGAAAGAGGCCCTAACCCACAAGGGTTGCTATCATTAATGAAACGTGCTAGAAACTATTAGGAGTATTAAATGGCAGAAATAGAAAAAGGACTCCCGAACACTAGAACTAAAATTGATGTCCCTTCAGAAGAAGAGATAGCAGAACAAGTAAATGTTCAGGAACAAGAACCCGAAAAAGGACCAATAGAAGTTATACCAGAAGAAGATGGTGGTGTAACATTAGACTTTGAACCAGGATCAATTAATGTACCTGGCACAGAATCACACTTTGATAATTTAGCAGATCTTTTACCAGACGATGTATTAGAGCCAATCGGAAACGAAATGACTCAAAACTACATGGACTACAAAAGTTCAAGAAAAGAATGGGAACAATCTTACATACAAGGTTTAGATCTTTTAGGATTTAAATACGAAAATAGAACAGAACCGTTTCAAGGAGCATCAGGTGCAACACATCCTGTCATGGCAGAGGCAGTTCCAAGCACAAGCGTACAAAGAATTATTACCAGCAGATGGACCAGTAAGAACACAAATTATTGGTACAAAAAATCCACAAACAGAACAACAAGCAACGCGTGTTAAAGATTTTATGAATTATTTAATTATGGATCAAATGAAAGAATATGAAGCAGAGTTTGACTCTATGTTATTTCATTTACCATTAGCTGGTTCTACATTTAAAAAAGTTTATTATGATGTACCACTTGGTAGAGCAGTCTCTAAGTTTGTACCAGCAGATGAATTAATCGTTCCGTATACAGCTACCTCATTAGATGATGCGGAAGCGATTATTCATACAATTAAAATTTCTGAAAACGAATTAAGAAAACAACAAGTATCTGGTTTCTATAGAGATGTAGAGTTAGGACCACCAGGTACAGATACAAATGATGAACTTGCAAAAAAAGAACGTGATCTTGAAGGCAGTAAAAAAACTGGAAAGAATGAACCAGTCTATACTTTGTTAGAG